GCCGCGGAAGCCTTCTGCCTGAAGCTGGAGGTCTCTGCGACAAGCCTGCCCATGCGGAACCTCTCGGAGAAAGCGCACTCGCCGGTCGGCTCTCCGAAGAGCTCAGGGACGACCATGTAGAGCATCTCGCCAGAAGCGGTGGAGAGCTCGGGCGCCTGAACGATCTCGATGTTGCTGAAGTTCTCGGTGAGCAGGGTCTTCGCGGTCTTGCCATACGCGTTGGGGATGGTAAGGTAGCTGATGACCTTGTTGCTTACGCCGAGGACGATGCGGTTGTTCACGTCAACGTTGCCGCCGTTGTTGCTGGTGAGCTCGCCCCACAGCTTCATGACGTCGTTGAAGACGATGTTTGCCGCGTCGCTGGGATTTGCCGCAACCTTATCCGCCCAGGTGGACTTGCCGCCTACGCTGATAGGAGTGATGGACGCGGGAAGGTTCGGGTCGTTGAGGAGGCCGTAGGACTTAAGCCCCTTGACGCCATAGAACTGGAACTTATTCTCCGCGATGGCGATTACCTGAGCTGCCGCGGTCTGCTTTCTGGACGCGAGGTCGATGCCTGCAACTCCGAGCTTCGCAACCTCGAGGTCGCCGTACTTCAGGCTGGTCTGGTACCTGAAGGACTGGCGGACAGGGAACTCGTGGTTGGTGTCGCTGGAAGGGCCGTCGCCGTAGTCAGCGTAAGGGCCTACGTTGCCGGAGATCTCCTCGACAGGGAACTGGGTGAAGTCATCAGTCCAGCTTCCCTTCTTCACCGGAGCGAAGAAGCGGTTCGCGTTGGTAACGCCGAACAGGATCTCCACGATGCGGGGGTCGAGGTAGGTGTAGAGCGCGGACGGAGCGCCGACGCTCGGAGTGGTTACGGAAGCGGAGTCCATCGCGAGCTGGCGCTTTGCGGCGTCGAGGTCGGTGCGGATCTTCCCGTTCACCTCATTGTAGGGCATGAAGCCGACGGCATAGGGAGAGGAAATGCCCAGTTCCCTTGCCTTCTCAAGATCAAGATTAGTCATTGGTTGCCTCCTCAGACTCTCTCATAGATGACGATGTCGCCCTCTGCCGCGGTCGCAAGGCCGTTGGGCAGATGGACGATCCAGCCGGTGTCGTTGTCGGCTCCGGCATTGCCGTAGGTGACTGCGCCGGTAGCAGGGTCAGCGAGTACGGACTGGCCTTCGGTTACGGCGCCGGAGGCAGACGCGTAGAACTGCCCGCGGAGCGCGATGGAAGCGCCGGTTCCCTGAGCGTAAGCACCCTCAGCCTCGTTGAGAGGGGAGAGGATTGCGCCGGTTACGGTGCGCTCAACAAAGCCGATGAGAGCGGTTCCGGTCTTGCCTGCGGCCTTGAAGGCGGCGGCAGTGCCTGTTCCGGTCACGGCAGAGGTGAAAGCGAAGGCTCCTGCGGTCAGTGTGCCGTCAGAGATGTAGTTCTCTGCGGTGTAGATTGCGGAGCCGGGATTGACCTCCTGTCCGGGGAAGCCGGTAACAGGATAAAGGCCTACTTTGGTCTGCATAGCCATAGTTACTCCTTATTGATGTTTCCGAGAATAGAGCTGAGACGGCCCGGTTTCTGAGCCTTAGGCTTTGAGTCCATCGCAGCACCCTTAAACTTTGACTTCATGGCGACAGCAGTGCGGTAAACGTTCATCGCAACATCGTCGCTCATGCCCTTGGAACTAATGCCCTCGGCCTTGACGGCATCACGGTACACATCACCTGCGCAGTCATAGGCCATGGGCCTGACCTTGCCGAGGCTCCTGCGGCACTCCTCGATTGCGGCGTACTTCGCCTCAACTTTGGCAGTGGCGTCCCTGATGGCGCGGTCAGCGGCGGCCTCCGCGTCAGCCTTGGGAGCCTCCGCGGTATTGCCCTGAGACGCGTACTTCATGCCCTCGGCGAATGCCTTCTGCACGGCAGGATCCTCGCCGTCAAGCCCGCACTGTTTCAGGCCTTCGGTTACCGCCTCGTCCTCGGCAGGCTTTGCCTCTGGCGCGGTCTCCTCGTCCTTCGCGGGCTCGGCAGATGCGCACTCCTCATCAGCGGCAGGCTTCTCCTCCCCGTCCTCCGCAGGAGCAGGAGCGGCAAGAGCCTTGAGCCTGTCCTCCAGTCCCGGAAGCTTCGAGGGGTCGAGGCCTGCGGCGGTCAGATCCTTGACAAGGGCGGCGATTGCGTCCGGCTCCTCGTCCTCGGCCGGCTTCGCGCATTCCTCATCAGCGGCAGGTGCGGCAGGCTCCGCAGGCTTGCTGAGGTCTACGAGATCCTGCACTCCCTTTGCAACCTCGGCAACTGCCGCTTCCTGCTTCGCAGGTTCCTCGTCAGTCGCCTGAGGGGTTTTTACTTCTTCAGCCATGGATTTTTCTCCTTCTTTGCTGTCATATACGAGCACCTCATGTCCTGCCCTGCCCTCGTCAACGAGAGCAAGGTGGTTGGCGGAAATATCCGTCATGAGGAAGTCGTACTTCTCGCCGTCAGGCGACACGCCTGCGGTAAAAATCGGTTTGTAGCGGTACGCGAGACTGAGTTCGCGCATACTGCCATCATTGATGCGGTCAATCGCCTTCTTGTCCTGAATGTGCAGGCTGTTCGTGAGATACGGGTCATGGAATGCCGCATCGGTTCCGGTGCTGCCCACGCGGGTTGCCTTGGCAGGCGCATCTGCATAGTCCATGTGGTGCATCAGCTGGATTGGTATCCCGTTGACGCTCTCAATGGTCTCCGGCTTCGAGAGCTCCTCCGCACTGCGGTAACCCTTATAGATACGCTCAGGATCAAGCCCGAGCGACTGCCAGCCGGGGATCTCGCTCCCATGGTACGGGGCGACCTGCACTCTCGTCAGCGGCGAAATGCTCACGTGCAGGAAGCCGTTGTCGTCATAAGTCCTCTTGCTTTCAGCATCGAGAGCCACACGCTCAATCGCATCAGTCATACAGTCCCTCCGGCAGTACCATTCGGGCGACACACCTGCAATACGGCAGCTCGCCCGGCAGTACGTTTTTGCCTACATCAGAGTCATACAGCCCGGTCTTCGTGTCGAAGACCTGACCGTCAAATTTCTTGTGGGTCTGCCTTGAGGTGTACTGCCCCGGCATGTGCACCCATATGCACTTCGTGATACCGAGATCCTCCGCGTTGTCGCGCTGGATCTGCTGGTTCAATTTGTTGGTCTGATCCAGGGCAACACGCTTCGCGCGCTCGGTATCAAACCCCTGTGACGACTCGAGCAGCTTCTCGATGTCGTCAAAATTCACGTTCCGTCCTGCGGACTCGCTCATCATCGCCTGAAGCCTTGCGAGATCCTGAGATGCCATCTTGGTAATCAGCCCGGTGTTGTCCGCAATGTCCTTGGCGAGCCTCTTCGCCGCGGTCGGGCTGATGTACTGACGCTTCAGCAGGGGCACTTTCCACCTCATGTCGATAGCCTTCTCCGACATGCCCGCGGCCTCGAGAGCCTTCTTCTGTGCCGAGGTGGTAGTGCGGTACATCTGCGCGCAGAACCAGCGGGAGACCTTCTCCGCCTCCTCGCCCGCCTTGATCATCCAGCGTGCCATGCGCTCGGCGAAGCGGTCAGCGAGGTAGCCGGAGACCGCATCGCCTGCGGCGTCCTGCGCAAGGCCGACGGCCTCCGCGTCTTTCCTCATGTCGGCAAGAGCCTCACGGAGGACTTTGCGCAGGACGGCATTCAGGCGCTTCGCGTACTCACGCTGCACGCCCTGATTGCCGGTTACCGCCCTCGCTGTCCTCAGCTTCGTCATTCTGCCTCCGCGTCATTCTTTCCGGCGGCAGGAGCAGGCGCGTTCACCATCATCTCCGCGGCAGGGTTCTCAGGCTCATCAGTCTGAAAATCCTGCTCCGCTCCTGTCTCCGGCATGTCGTCAGCGATGAAGCCGAGACCCATGTCAGGGTCGGACTTGACCGCGGCGCGCATCTCCTCAGGAGAGATGATCTGACGGTCAAAGATGGACGCAAGCGTGTTGGCGCGGGTCTGCGCGTTGGCGGCCTTGGCGGTGTCGGAGTCAACGCCGAGTGTGTTGAACTCGAAGGTGATTGACGGATCAATCTTGCCCGTCTCCGCGATCTCAATCGCCCTGATGCAGGTCATGATGGC